ACGTCCACGAGGCCGGCCTCTGCCCGGCCGTTGTCGACCGCACGAGCGTTCCGAACTACACTCACGCTCTCAAGGACAAGATCGCCGAAGCCGTCGTTCTGGTGCTCCGAAACCCCATCACGCTCCTCACCCATTACAAGCTCGTGACCACCACCATGGGTGCCAAACTCGGCCTTGGCATCTGCGCCAAGATCCTCGAGGCCGTGGTGCTGTGCAGGATCGCCCGAGCCATTGGCGCGGACGCAGACGCGGTCAAACGACTTCTCAACGGCCATGTTCGCACCCTCTGCCAAGTGTCCCTCGGTATCGAAGCTCAAAGGGGAGCGTACGAGCATTACACCGCCCCCATCGCTCAAGTCATCGGCGACGCGGGTTTCGAAACGTGGGTCAGGACCGTCCTCAGCTACTTCAGCTACACTCGCGTCCCTCCCTCCGCCTGGTACGGAGGCGAAAGGGGCCTGATCGACGCAGCCACCCCTTGCACCGCGCGCGCGTACGAGTTCACGAGAGCGCCTGGCGTGCACCTGGACGCCCCTGTGGCACTCGCCGTGTTCGAATGCGACACTGAGCAAATCGTTCGCGGCGGAATCGCGGCCCCCGCCACCGCCTTCCCTCCAGACGTCGGCAAATACAGAGTCGACCAGGCCTACCGGGGGCACGGCATCTCGAGCTCTGCCCATTACAAGCTGGTGGAGATGTTGTTCAGGGCCGGCGTCCAGGATCAAGTAGTCGGTGGTCGCGCCGCATGCCTTGCCGAGGGCGCTGGCAGCTTCGTAGTCGCTCTCAAGTCCACCTTCGGCATGAGTGAGGTCTACTACAGCACGCTCGTCGACCTTCGCGTCGCTGAACCTCACCGCGTGGGATCGTCCCACCCTGCTGCGTGCATAGAAGCGTGTGTGCACTCAGACAACCGGGACGACCTCTGGCTGATGGGGTTCACGGACGTCACGTGCCCCACTATCCTAAGCACGTTGCGCGAGCGCCAGCTGGACCTCGATCTCGTGACCATCGACTACCCCGACCTCACCCTCGGGATAGATCGCTTCCGGTACTTCGCAAACGCTGCTAGAATCGCAGACGTCACCCTGAAAGCAGGCGGCTCCCTCATCCTCAAGATCCACATGCAACCGGACGCCATCTGCACGGCCGCGATCGCCGTCATGAAGCTCAGGTTCAAGAGGGTCGTAGTCGCCACCATGACGTACAGCTCTTTCGAGGGTTTCGAGTCCTACATGGCTTGCGTGGGATACCAGCCAAACCCCATCAGTTCTGTCAGCAACGACTGCACGGACTACACCTGCGGCCAAATCACCGCTCAGGTCAACGCGTACTGCACCGCTCGAGCTGCTGCCCGCACTTCCGCGCCATATCAGCTCACCAGGCCGAACACCGTGGCCTCCCTCAACGCCCTCACCGCTGGCGCAGCGACTGTTGGAGGCGTTCCCACGTCCTGCTTCGCGAAGAACGGAGCCCACGCGTTCAAGTCTCTGTTCAAGTGCGTCCAAGTCACCGCTGACGCAGACGAGATGGGTGCAGCGATAGAGACCATGGCCAGGTCCGCCTGCATCATGTCGGCTGACCACGCAGACAAGCAATTCCTCATCGCGCCACCCGTCGGAGCCACGAGGGCCTCCGGCGTCGGCGTCCAGCACAAAGTCAAGGACATCGCTCTCCGCTGCCTCGCAGCGTCAGTAGCCAAGGACATCATCAGCGCCCGACACGTCGAATACCTCGCAGACGCCAGCGAAATCTATCCCTGGACCAGCCTCCACCAAATCGCGGGAACCGTTCACCGCCGCGGGCCGGGAACAGGTGGCCACCACAAGGTCCACAAAGTCGAATACACCTCCGGGAGCATCGTGTCCTTCCCCACACGCGGCTCAACGGAAGTTCAGTACGCATTCGCTGCAACTTACGGCGAGATCTTCACAGCTTACGGAAAACTCATCGGAAAAGCTGTCGGAAACTTCATCCCTTCGTGAATCGGTCGCGGAACGTCCGTCGAACTCTCGTCACACATGTTCCAACCATCAGACACACACCATGCAGAATTTGCCTTGACACGAGTGGGTAACGAAACCAGTAACGAACACGTTTAGAAAAAAGACATGTGACCTGCCCAAGGGCCTACACAAGTAAGAGAAGTCGGTGCTGTTCCCAACACCAAAATCGATAATAAAAACGATAATAAAAACGATGACGCAGGAGGCAAAGATTTACGGGCCGATGCTAGGAAAGGGCAGTTGCTTAAAGACGTGGTGG